TACCATCAGCCGGAATGGTTACCGAGGTGATGTTTGGGTGATTCAAGAATCCGACGATGCCAGCAGCTGTGTCACCGAACCATGCGAGCTGGGCTTCCAGATCCATGATGGCTTTCTTAGCTGCGTTTGCACGGCGTTGCTCAAGAGGAATGCCTGCGAACTTCGCAGAACGAATCTCCTTGATGTTGTAGCCGTACGCATCGCTGAGTTCCTTCACATTGATCGAGAACTCTTTAGCTTTGACATCCACACGTGGAGAGTCATCGCTATAGTTCGCAACGATCTTTGCGATACCGACCTCGTCGTACTGTTTGTACGTGAGCTTGGTTACACCAGGTCCGCCTTCGAAATTCGCAGGCAACAACTTGCGTTGCTTATGCTCTGGATATTTCTTGTCGTATGACTTGGTTTGAACGGCCTCTAATTCGCGCTGAAAAAATACACTTTCATCAGCATCGAGGCGGCCTTGACTTTGGTTTTGATTTTGGTTCATGTCATCCTCCTCAGATTACAAGTTGAACTCAATGATGGCGAACTCGTTCGCTGCTGCATCACTCATGTATTTCGCACCCGCTAGAGGAGCACGTTCTGAAGTTCCAGTCGTATCACCGAATGAACCCAGACCATTACCGCCTGCTGCGTATCTGACGTGAACGGCAGATGCTACAGTGACAGCTTCTTCAACTTTTACGTACGCACGTCCCTTGCGGAGACATGGCACAGCACTCTTGTCAGGGTACTGTGCAGGTACGACAGACGGATCGCTCATGACCGACTGAGAATGGATAGCCATCCCCAAGACGTTCAATGCGGTCGTAATGTCGCCAGCTGCAGAAGGGAGTTTCCCTTGTTTGTCTACATCTGTTCCTCGAACTACGAGTTTACCGAATGGGATAGCTCCCTCACCGATCACTGACCACTTGTCAGTCTGACCGCTGTCTGCGAGCTGTCCTTCAAATCCTGCCTTGCTCAAGTAGAGCTGGTATGCTGTTTGACTCATTTATTTATCCTCCTGAGGTTTCCATGCATCGGAGTCAGCCTTCATGGATTTCATTCTGGCCTCATTCGCTGCATTTTTAGTTCCACCCTCACGAGTCAAAAGGTTTTGACCGATGATGGTAGCTGTCGAGTTCTTGTCCTTGATCTTCTCAGAGAGGAGATCGTAACGGACATCGATGTACTCAGCTGATTTCTCGTCGAGTTTCACTTCTGGTGTCTCAACAAGGATCACAGCTTTTTTGACATCGAGGTCAGACATGTCGTCCAACTTCTCGAGTTTGTCTTTTGGAAGGATCGCGCGAGCTACGGTCTCGATAGAGACGCGAGCTTTGACAGCCTTGCGGATGTCCTCGTCCTTCGGCTTCGCATCCTTGTGCTCAGCTTTCAATTTTTTCAAGTCGGCTTCGAGTGCATCAGCTTTCGCTTGTGCAGCATCCTTGTCCTTCTTGGCAGAATCGGATGCAGCTTGCGCAGCGTCCTTTTCCTTTTTCATTCCATCCATACTTGCCATTTGTTCTTTAATGGCACTGGCTAGCTCCGGAGAACACTCGTACTCCTTGCCGCCTAACATCACCTTATCCATCGTTTTGTCCTCCTCGGAAGATGGTTGTTGCTCAATGGACTCGTCTGCACCATCAGATGCATCAAGCCTCACTCTTACACTTGGTCCAGCTCGCCCCTTTTTTACGACGGCGATATGGTTATACTGAATATTTGTCTGCCTACTGTCGTACTTCTCACCCTCGTACTCGCCTTCTTCATCAATGACATCGGCGTAGTATCCGCATGAGACCTCTCGACGGTCACCTGATTCTACATCAGTTATGGCCTCGTGATCCGATATGATCCCAGTCACGTTCACAAACGATCCATCACGCTTCACATCATCAAGAGCATAGCCCTTCTGATACTGACGGATGTTCTTCGGTGTGACCATCTCCTTCGGATGCTCGAGAGTAATAGGCGCAGCTTTTAAACTTTCCATTGCATCGACGTGGAAGACATCGTCAGGGTGACGAAGCTCTCGCACGATCGAGCCATCAAGTTTGCGATACTTGAAAACGCCAGTGCGTGTAGCAGTAATCGGCACGCGCAGGAAACCCTGCGGAGTCCGCTTCACCTCTGTAATCTGGCCTCGGTCAAATCTTTTAACTTTCATAGAACACTATGCCCATCATCATTTCAGTCATCTGTTAATGCGTCAAAGGATGTCCTCTAGAACTGGCTCGGCGTAACATCTGCACTGGATGTCGTCGCCTGGGTGTCCACGCTCTCCAGCTTCATTGATCACTGGTGGATCGTCCCAGCTGAAAGTCTCACCGTCTAACTCAGCGTGCGTTTCTCTAACACGCTCGTCCTTCACAGTGCGCCAGACATATCTCTCAACCCCTAGTTCCTTCTGACGGAACTCAGTGATGTCTCCATTTAATTTTCCAACCTGATCTCGTGCGATGAGCTCGGCATTGGTGTCCATGTCACCGCCGATTTTACTGATCATCTCATTGATCTGTGCCTCAACCTCTTCCACTCGAATACCCTGAGTGACTGAGTTCATGATCCCATTCTGTAACCTCTCGTAGTACCGAGACGGGATCGACTGGATCAGCTGCACATTCATCTTCGCTTTCTGCGTGATGAACTCTCTAAGCCCTTGATCTCTTGAGAATAAATCTATACCGAGTACACGCCGCCACTGTCGCTCCATTGACATCTTCGTGACATCAGATACGGATCTACCCATGCGGTTTGCCATCTCACGGATCTCGTCCTCGGTGTACTCACGAGAGATACGGAACCGTAGCTGGTTCATCAGCTGATTGATCTCATCGATTGAGTCGTCCTTGATGGCAGGTCTCTCGCTCTTAGCCTCTTTAAAAATCCTCGGGATCTCAGGTAGCACGATCTCACGCATCAGCTTCTCAGCTCCGCGCGCATATTCCTTGAGATCACGCATGTACCGCTTCTCAGCATTCTTAGGGAATACGGATGCAGGAGGCTGAGGTAGCTTACGCTTTTTCCTCGCAGCCTGAACAGCAGCTCTACGAATCGTCACACGGTTTGCGTCAATACGAATCGTCATCGTCATCCCTCTTGCCGCCTACGGCTATGAGTATCAGGAGTATGCCGATAGCGATCATGATGAGAGCTATGCCCTCTCGTTTCTGATCGTCAAACTGCATCATAGTTAGACGCTCCCAGCACCAGACCCTGCACCTGTAGGAGCAGGTGGAGGAGTCTGGCCTGGTGTGGTTGTGTTGGGATCGCGGGAACCCTCCACAAGTTTTGTCTCGGTAGAATATTTCTCTCCACCGAATCTCGAGAGTGCAACCTCCTCAGAGGTGAGCACTTGATTTGTAATATAGATCTCATCGGTCTGTGCCTGAGACTTTCTAAGCTCGGCCTGTTCCTTCTCATCAAGCTGGTAGAGAGGAACCCATGTCATCTCAAGAGTCTTGGCATTCTTGATGCCCATCATCTCCATACCTGTTCTGATTTTCGGCTCAGCATTACTGACCTGCTGAGTATTGAGGTATGCGTACCATCCCTGAGTCGTAGAGTTCCCAGTAGAGTTCGATCCCTCTGGTGACTCACCTAAAATAATTGTGTGTGGGATATTCGTGCTAGCACTGAGACGCTTCTCAACCTTGGTGACTAGCTCAGGAAGTCCAGCGACATTCCTACTCTTGTTCTCATAGGTCTCGTCCTGATCCATGACCACTGCACGGATGACTGACTTTGAGTACGCAGCGATCTCGACACGATTACGGATACCGTCCTCTTGTCCAGCAGCCATCATCTCAGCAAGATTCTTTAACTTGAATACGTTTACATCGAAGTCCTGGATCATCGCTGCTACTGAGTCATGAGTCGACTCGTAGTTTCTGATCGCATTGAAAGGTTTATTGAGTACGCTGTCGTGCCAGTAGTTATTCTTCACATAGTTCCTACGAGGCAGCCATGTGCCATCGAATCGAATACATCGTGATGCATCCACGTACTGACCTAAAGTATTTGTAGATCCCCCCAGCGGAACACTGATCTGGTATCTACGTGGCTTACCGAAATTAGGGCTATTGAAATTTAACTCGAGATCCGAGTATGAGGGCAGTGCTTCGAATCGTGAGAGTACCTGCCATCCGATCACCTCTTCGTTAGGTGAGAACGGTGCATCTAGTGATTTACCACCACGAGTGATCGCTACGAGTAGAGATCCACCAGTCTGACGTGCGACAACCCAAGCACGCTGGAATGCCTCGAGGAATCCAGTCTGCTTCATTTTGTCATCGACTATTTTTCGCTCAGATACATCAGTGACCTCGAAACCTTTTCTGAGACACTCCTCTGGTACGATGTCGACGATTTTGCCAGCGACATCAGATCCTGAGTAGAGGGAGTCAAGCTCGACTTCCTTCATCGGGCACCACTCAGCCTCGGCACTCATGCGCTTATCTTTACCTCTGACACCTAGACCTGACAGAGCATTGATCCATCCATCGAGCCTAATTTTTACGTCACTGAGTTTGGCGAGTTTCATTTTGTACCCCTACTCCCTTTTATTAACACTATCCTATTGTCTACCGCAGATCTTCCATCGCGCCATGACAGGCCAGATACTCTGCACTCCTCTGAGCAATGCCGCTGCTTACTCGTCTTGAGAGCGTAGTATTTCCTCTTGCACTTGATGCAGAGCCGTTTAAATAGGGTCAGTCCATGTCGTTCGATCGTGTCGGTCATAATTGTGTAAGTGCTTTCAGCCTATCACCGATGCCGTTTGAGAGCCTCGTAATGGCCTGAGTGCTCGCGTCCACGGTGTCGTCATTCGTGGAATTCGGAAAGCTCACGAGCTCCTCGATATTTATTCTAACCCATGGTGCGATCGATGGATGTGGGTAGTGGATATTCCCTGCTTGGTAGAGGGGGGAACAGATCTGTAGTCTCTCTGACTTAGATGCGTTCGGCTTGATAGGGATGAGTCCCATGACTTTCTTTTTCAGTGCGTCGATCATCGCAGGACCGTTAGCTGTATCCTCGATGAGCTTTGGAGTCATGGCTGGGTACCGCTGAGCGAACATCTGGAATGCTGAGATGGTTTGCATGAACCCCATACGATCACGGATCTGGTCGATGAGGTAGAGATCCGCACCCTTCTTGCCCCACACCTGGATACAGACGAAATCGTTTGATGCGCCGTCCTTGAATGTGAGATCTGCACTGATGACGAAGTCCTTGATACCTGATGGTAGCGATGTGTAGAGCCTGTCCTTGAGCCATGCACGTTTGATGATGCCGCCTTCTTGAGCGGATGGTCGCTGCTGATAGAGAGCGTTCCATACCTGCTCGCCTACAGTTTTCTGGATCTCGATGCATCGTTTGAGGTCGTACTTCTGAGGCCACAGTGGATCACCGATCTCACGTGGATCCGCAGGATCATCATCATTCTCCTTGATCATAGGGAAGCTGAGTACAGTCCATCCCTCTGAGAGTTCTGGATCAGAGAGGATACGGCCGCATAGATCGTCCTCATGCCATCGGGTATTGATGATCAGCTGCTTCGCGCGCTTCTGTAGTCGAGTGAAAAAGGTAGAGGTGTACCATCCCCAGAGAGTGTTCCTCACAGCCTCTGAGTACGCCTCCTTTTGATTCTTGATCGGGTCGTCGATGATTCCGATGTCAGCACCGTGACCAGTGATACCTCCACCCACACCTGCAGAGCGGTAGTACCCTTTGTAGTTCACGATCTCGAACACATCGGAGTTCCTGAGATACTTGCCTGATGTCCCATCACGCACTGACTGACCTGATAGCTTCGTATTCGGGAATGGAATCGGATACCTAGGGTTGTCGATGATGCGCTGGACATCTCGGTTCATAGCCTGTGCAAGCTCATAGCTATAGCTCGCAGAGATTATTTTGATGTCAGGTCGTTGACCTAAAGTGAATCCAGGGAAGTACCTCGACACCAGCTGTGACTTTCCAGTCTGTGGAGGCATGAAGATCATCAGCTTGTCGATCTCATCACGAGTGAAAGCATCCAGGTGATTACAGATACTCTGATGATGCCAGTTCGGATTGTACCCATCATCCATGTGACATGCGAATGCGAGCATAAGCTCATCGGCATAGGAGGCAATGGCAGCTCGTGCCTTCATCTCCGTGTCATAATAGTCGATGGTCATTTTGCCTTCTTGATCATCTTCAGCTTGCCCAGCAGATCCTCTACGATCTCCTTACGCTCAGTCTTATCTATACTCTGAATCGGTGCGCCATCACGTCCAGTCACCTCGACCTTGTCAGTCTCACACCATCCGCCCTTAGCCTTAGCTATGAGTCGAGCTGCTTGAAACTGTGTCTTGAGATCTGCCTTCTGATCAGCGAGTGTGACGATAACAGATGCAGCCTTAGCCGCCAGTTTCGCTCCACCTTTTACAAAACGCTGCTTCACTGCGTCATTCTTTTCTATTATCTCACGCATGTAAGAGTAGGAAAGATCCATGAGAACGGACGCCTGCTCAATGGTTAATCCTAGGTAGCCGTACTTCTCCAGCTCCGCTAGTTTCTCCTCACTCAGCATAGCGAGTTCTTTTTTTGCTATACGCTTCTTAGACTTTGCCCCTGGCATTTCGATCTCCTGATCTCGACTTCAATGTCGATGAGATTTTACGTCTGCGGAGATGCTCCTTGAATGCAACCACTACGATGTCTGTGATGCAGTCACCCGTTCCCTTGATCTCCTTGTAGAGACTCCTCGGTATGCGTGCCTGAACTGGTTGCGTCGATTCCTTCTGTACTTTTCTGATTTGTGTATCCATTGCGTGGATCTCTCCTTTCATGATCCTATCATGAGGTTTATAGCCACAATCTAGATGGGGGGCAACACATGCCATGGGTATTCGGTAGATGGATTCCTGAGAAGGGTGAGCCGTCAGAAAAGAAACAGAACAAGTACGGAGCCAAACGCCACATCGTAGCAGGCGAGGGATTCCCATCCAAGCTAGAGGCGAACGTCTACATGATGCTCAGAGCACTCGAACACGCTGGCAAAATAGTAATCCTCAGCCGTCAGCAAGGTCAGCCGCTCACTAGAGCTCGGATCATGTGGAAGATCGATTTCAAAGTACAGGACGTAGCCACTGGTGAGATCTACTTCATCGAGGCAAAGGGTGCTGAGGATAGAGACTACGCGCTGAAGAAGCGTCTATGGAAGTACTACGGTACTGGCAGGCTCGAGGTGTGGAAGCGCAAGGGTAAGGACGATCTCTACATCGATGAGATCATCATCCCTCAGACTGAAGTGGGGGGATGAACTCAATCATCCTACGACCATCCGTGATCTCCCCATAGGGGATCATAACTCAAAATTCGAGATACGATTAGACATGTGGGTCATTTTGTTTTTGATGATCACTGCGTCTGCATCAGATGTCATCCGTCACGCTGAGTGTCGAGTGGCGTGCCGTTACCAGGGCTTCGATGATGGTAGATATGAAACTGACCTGTGCCTTTGTATTGATCAGAGAAACTATGAGCAAACAGTAGGTCACAAGAAACTCGCACTGCCACGCAGATTAAAATCGCAGCCAGAAGTCTTAGACCGTTCACCACCGTCATTTTGATGGTGAGTATTTTTTTTGAATCCATAGAGAGAGTTCCTTACCGACCTGACTACCACCACCTAGATATTTCACGCATTCCTCGCTAGCTAAGTGCTCAGCGATCTCATCGAGCATCACCTTGCGTCCCCAGAGGTATCGATCACGCTCGACTCTGACAGACTCGATTGCGATAGCTATAGCCATGCGTTCCATCTTGTCATAGTCCATCTCGTAAACCACACCAACTGGTCTCGCTGCGATACGTTTGTCTAGATGCCAGCGTCGTCTCCTCAGCTGCTCAATCACTCCTTGGATTGCCATCGTCATGGTACATGCCCCCCTTTGAAGTCAGTACCGTATCATGATCAAATTCTTTTGAAATCTATTACCCACACCCATGGGTTCTGTTTCCACGCTAGAGGTGATCCACCATGAACTAAGTTCCCCCCATAAATGACATCCCAGATATGTCTGAAACCAGCTCTATGAGTATGCTCTTCGATGTGATCCCTGCCGCCTAGCTCATTCGGTAGCCACCATGCTAGTGGATCAGACTCAGGAGAACCCTCACTGATCGCATCCTCTTCACTGAGTGCCTGCAATCTCTCCACTCGAACATTCACGATCTCTAGAGTGATACGAGAAGCTGCTCGTGGCATGTGGATAGACGGTCTCCATGCTGGATCAATACCTAGTTTTTCTATGGTGTCTGCTCTATAGAAGAATCGGCTACCAGCACCACTACAGTATTTACATGAACCCCTAAGCTCAATCGGAGCACCTTGGCAGATGCACTCCTCATCATAGAATGTCTCCCTCACCCAGAGTCGATCCCCTGCGTACCCAAATGGACTGCGGAAGTACTCCGTTGAATCAGTTATTTTCGCACCATCAGTTTTCACAAATCTATGCAATCCACGGTGCTTCTTTTCACTACTAGCCACGTTTGTATAGAACCTAAAATCATCTGATGGCGGCTGGACTGTCAGCGGTCTGCGAGTCTGAGTCTTCCTACCAGCGAGTATCTCACTGACCATATGTCCTGTGAAAATGATGGGGCGTTCCTTCACTGATCCTCCACTGGCTTCATACGATGCTCCGCTTCTTCCTTCATCATCTGGATCAGTAGATCGCTCATGACCTTGATCCCTGATCTGATACTGAGTTCATTCGTGCGAGTAGATGGTCTGGTGATCACGAACGCCACGATACTACGGCATCCCTCACACTCGATGGTGACATTAGTCACATCACCTAGTATCCCTGGTCTCTTGAATGTCGCATCGTTTCTAATGTCACATCCTGGGCATTTAAGTTTCGCTGTGATTTTAGCCATCTGAAAACCTCCTATACTTCTTAGCTGCCTCGATCTTATCTCTACACGATGGACAGATCACAGCCTCTTCACCTACAGCTAGTGGTACCCTCCACGAGAGTGTCGATGGATCTACATCGCATTCAAGTGAGTGGAATCGTTCCATCAGGAGGACTGGTTCATTCTCTGCAAACCCTTTGATCTCATGGCCTCCTATAATCAGTCGGACATTCTTAGGATCGTATTTCTTAGTCATGGATCAAACCTCCACATCGCTACTCTACCGTATTCGTCGAATGGTGTTCGGCATCTCGCACAGCGGAAAAGTCCTGGGTGCGTCTGGTAGATGTTGTGACCGAACACGAAGCAGAAAATTTTTTTGATCAGTTTGAATCGGATGGCAGGGGGGATCATTTTCTCTGACCTCTCAGATCTGCGGCGTACCGCTCTACCTTATCCCTCATACTCTGCATCCACCTGAGTCGATCAGGATCAGTCTCGGTACTAATCGCAGAGTTCAGAGCGTCGATCGATCCCTGTGGATCACTCAGGACTTTCACTGCGAGTGCGAGTTTCTTCGGGTCTTTTGCCAGTTCAGCAATCGATACTGCTATGCGATGTTGGTCTGTCATTCCTTCACCATGTAGGCTTGAAATGCTTTCTCTATCTCCTCGAGTAGTACAGCAGTGTCATTCATTTTAAATCGTGCGTTGTCTCCCTCAGAGTCTGGGTAGATCTCCCAGTGAGGTTCCATCGGTATCGCTCCGAGCATATTGTAGCAGTCGAGATAGACCGAGATCTGCTGGTCACATCCATCCTTTTTAATCCAGTACCTGATGATGGCTCCACCGAAAGGTGGGAGTGCTTTGACACTGTAGTCTGCTGGAAACTTGATGAATGGTATCTCATCAGTCCATCGCCTCCACTCAGCAGCCTCCTCTAGTTCCATGGACAGCTTTGTAATCTTGCTCATGCGTTCGAAATTATTTGTTCTCATCCCCAGTCAAGCTCCCTGATACGTTTGACCATTGCTGCCAGCAGAATGATCGGCCACAGGATTCCGTCTACCAGTGACCAGAGTAGCCACGAGAAAACGAATGCTCCCAAAAAATAAACTGTGATTACGGTAGAGAGAATCTCTATGACTTTTTCTGCGGTCATCGTGCGAACCCATTATCTCTAGAGAGCTTCTCTTCAAATTTATTTAGCTCTGCGATCAGTGTGTCAGCCGCTTTCACTGAATATTCCGACACCCTCTCAACTGATACAGCGATAGTCCGATCCAGGTTTGGGTTTGATAAAAACCCCTGCATAGCTAGGCCAGCGAAGTGCTCTCTCATGCTCAGGCCAGTAGACATGACGGTAGTGTGTCTATCGGTATCAAACTTAAACGGATGGATGCTGTCGTCAGGATTGATCATCGTCCATCTCCCTTTTGTTTCTGCGTCTGAGTCATGATGTCCTCGCATGCTGCTGCGACTAGATCGTCCCATGTGAGGCCACGCTCATCGAGTATGCGTCTCACTCTGTTCTTCATCTTCGCAGTCACCCTACCCTGGATCATCGCGTTTTTGATCTCCACTTCCTCTGATGGCTGCTTACGAGCCAAGTCCTGTACCTTACTCATTTTCGGTATCCTCCTGTTTTTCAACTGTGATCCGTAGTCCTCTAGACTGCTCGATCCTCTTAAAAAATATTTGTAGTGTCGATGTGTCTAGATATACGACGTTTGTGTCGTGCATACCGTTACTCGCATGGAGAGAGATCTGGTACCCGTCATCCTCCATGTACAAACCATCTCCTAGATATACCCTGCTCATTTTTTAAATCCTCCCAGATCGAGTGCGTATTTTTTAAACAAGCTATTGCAGGTATCGTAGTCAAGTTTATCGTCGATTTTAGGTGCCATTAACGGGCATCCAGCGACATGCTTTTGATTGAATACAGCGTGGAGTATTTCATGGAATACAACTGCACGGGACGCCACGGTTTCTTCTGTTATCCAAATTACCTTCTCGCCCATCCTGGCGACGCCGAGAATTGTTTTATGCTTGTCAGTCACCCTCACATTGATACGCGGTAGTTCAACAAGTTTCTTTGCCTCATGTATCAAATTGATAACTTGACGGCGCAAGGCATATACGTCCGAAGACATTTCTTTGTTTTTAAGTAGTTTTGTCTTCATTTTCCACCTCCTAGATCTAGGTCATATCCCTTTGATCTCATCACCTGTACTACATGCTGCATCTTTAGGATCGCGCTTTTGAGTGACTCATAGGCGAGATACACATCCATGTCGTAGTCAGGTGTACCCTGTAGTCTACGTGGATCATTCTTCATATCCTCTACTGCGAGTCTCATCAGAGTCAGGCTCGCATCAGCATTCGTATAGCATCCACTCATCCATTCCTTTTTCATATATCTACCTCTCATACATAAATCATACATCTATGCATGATGAGATACAAGTGGGTATAGCATGACAGTGTCATGAAGTACACACTTACATGATGTGCTGTGGTGTGTAATATTAGAGGTATAGAGGGAGATCAGATATGAGCACCGATATAAAGTCAGTCGTAATCAGCAAGCAGAAAGCAGATATGATCTGCAAGAAGCTGCACTACAGCGGAAAAGTGGATCCACGATCACAGCTGCATCTCGGTATCTTCTACCAGGGCGCATGTCACGGTGTGATGCAGTTCGGTCCTAGCATCGACAAAGGAAAAACACAGACGCTCGTACCAGGTACTCACTGGAATGGGTTCATAGAATTAAACCGCATGGCGTTCTCTGA